AACTTAGCGAAACCGCCAGTGTCACCATAAGAACCAACAGAGTTAGCTGGAGCAGCTTCAAACAACGCTTCACGTTGCTTAGCCATTTCACGCTCTTGGTTTTCTAGAAGAACCGCAGTTACTTCTTTACGATAGTTGTCACGAATCTTTGGAGCACTTTCATGCTCAAGAATCGGAGCCCATTTTTTTACTAAATCTTGACGAGATTGTGTCATTTGGATTTCCTTATTTGTTTAATTTGTTGAGCTGTGCAGCATAAGCAGACATAGCTGGATCTAATTTCTTAGAAACTTCTTCTGTCAATGCTTCTACTGGAGCATCAGTAACTACAGATTGAACTGTAGCTGCTTTGGTTGTGAAGTAATTTTCACGGATAGTCTTTACTTTAGTTTCAAAACTAGATTGGTCTTCATATGAAAGTTCTTCAACAAGAGACATAAATTTTTCAGTTTCTGTATCTGTCAAACCTTCAGAAATAGACTTAACAATTTCAGCACGATTGCTTTCAGCAAGAGTCTTGCTTAGTTCAATATTGGCTGCAACTTGTTCATTAAGTTTCGCTTCTAGTTCTTCGATTTGGGATTCCATTTCACCAAGCACATCGAATTTCTCTTCAGGAATATCAATATAGTGCTCTTCAAATAGATTCTTCAAACCTCCGATAAAACCTTCAAGAATATCGGATTTCATACCACGCTCTAGGGCAATTTCATTCTGTGTCATCCACTGCTCGGCAATATAGCCGAGGTATCCATCAACTTGCTCAACAATTCCCTCTGTATTCTTTGCAACAGCTTCCGCTAGTTTGCTTTCGAATTCTTCTTCAATACGAGCAACTTCTGACTTAACACGAGTCATAACAGCTGCTTCAAAAATAGTTTCTGCTTTAGCACGGAACTCTTCAGATAGTTCCTCGCCATTCAACAATGCGTCAACATCTTCTTTAACGCTAGTACCTGTGCGAATAACTGCTTGATCACCAGCAACTGCTTTAGCAGTAGCAGGGTTTGATTTCTGGGATGTAGCATTTGCAGCTTCATCTTCGTTATCAACATTGTTCTTTGCATTGTCTGCATTAGGTGTTTCACCACCATTTGGTACGTTATTAGACGCATCACGGATAACAGCTTGATTACCTGCAACAGCACCATGTGTTCCTGGATCCATACCACCTTCTGTGCCTGATACTTTGAATTCGTCTAATTGCTTAGACTCAGCTAAAATTTCAGCGATTTTTTGTTCGATTGACATCGTTTTCTCCTGTAACTGGATAGTTCTATTAGATTATTTATTATTTATCTGATTTTACTCAGAAACTTTTGGAAAGCATAAATCTTTGCTTCCTCTAGATTTCGTGAAGAAGCCTTGCGAATAGAACGCTTTGCTTCCTCAATATGTTGTTCCACAAACTTTCCATCAACAAAGACCCACTCTTTTGACTCCATAATACCTCTTACGAACGCATCTGGAGCAGACGGATCGGCAACGATGTCAGCTGCAGTGGACAGCATAAAATCGTCTTGAACAATTTGAACACCTTCGTTATTTGTTTGAAGGGAACCTAATGCTCTACTAGATACTCCAAGGTTTGCACCGCCATCTAAAAGACCACGTGCAATTTGACCCATTGGTGTTTCTAGAATCTTTGCTTTGCCGATGTAGTTAGTGCCTTCTTTGCGCAAACTAACAATCATGTGAGATACACGATCCAAATTAATGGAAGGGGTATCTGGATGACCAAGTTCGCCATAAGCACGATTCTTTTCGACAGATTCTTTAATGTAACGACCTACTTCATTATCCATAACTGATTCTGGATACATACGACCATTACGATTTTTCAGTTCAGATTGAAGAAAAATTCCTTCAATAAAATATTCTTTTCCTTTGCCAAGTTTAGACTCAACAATAGTATTTGTTTGTTCGAAAACTTCTCTAATTAGTCTCATGATTAGCTTCCTACAACAGATTGATCATCGAATGGACCAAACACAACAGTCTCAACTTTAGTTGCCCAACCAGAAACTTTACGAAGAACTAGGTATGTAACAGAAGCAGCACCTGCCAATGTCACAACAATGTTTTGAGTATTCTGCACAGTATCACTAATACCATCTTGTGTTAAATTAATGATAGGAGCATTTTCTGGAGCGCAAGCCATAACAACTACGCTATTTCGTGTAACCGTAACACCTGCAGTTAATAATCCAGTAGAAATAATTTTAGTAATATTAACTGTTGGTGTACCACCAACAACCAATGCTTGTGTGCTTGCAGTTAAATCTGTTAGAGTAATAGTTGCTGCAGTGTCTGCAGAACTTCCTTCAATCTTAACGATTGTCTCTAAGTTTGTATTTTTAATAATTGTTGTTCTTGCAGCAGCCATTTTTATCCCTCTAATTTGCTAAGCACATGCATAAAATTCTCTTTACTCTCACGCATGTACTCAATAATTTCTGTTTGATTATGTAATAAGTTATTTAGGCGAACTTGAGTACGCTCGTCAATAGTTACAATTGACTCATCATTAAGAACATAATGCAATTTACC